TCTTCAACCGCCTTGAAGTCGCCCTTTTCGCGGGCTTCTTCCAACGCCTTCTTTTTGGCGGCTTCGATTTCGGATGCCTTGGCGGCGTCGGCGGCGTCAAGCTTCGCCTTGATGGCGGCTTTTTCTTCTTTTTCCTTTTGAAGCGCGGTCTTCAAGCCGGTCGCGGATTCTTCGCCGTTGTCGTATTCGTCGGACCCGTCAACCTTCGTGAACGCTTTTTTCAGTTCTTCGGGAAGGGCTTCGTATGTTGCTTTACTGATTTTCATTTGGTTCCTTGTTGTTTGTTGTTTGTTGTATCAAAGCCCGGCCCGGCGGAAAGCTTCGGGTTCAATTTCCCGCATTTCCGCAAGGGTCAAGGCTTCAAAGTCACGGCCAAGATTCAACTTGGCAAATTGGTCAGGCGTCAAGCCGCCATCCCGAAAAAGCTTCCCCCGTGTCGGCCCGATGGCCGTATCTTGGAAGGCTTGGGGTTGGGTCTTCAACCAATCGTAAAAATCCAAATCGGCGGAAACATACCCCGGATTTGGCCCCGAACTGGCACGGGTTGCCCCGGCGTCAAGAAAGTCAAATTCGGGGCCAAGAACCGCGACCGTTGTTGAACGGCAGTTCGGATGAATCGGGGGCATCGGACCCTTGCCGGGTTCAAAGGTGCGCCCGTCAAGGCTTCGGCATTGTTGGGTTGTCCGACGGTCCAACGTGGAAAGCCATTGATACGCCGTCACAATGTCGCCGTTGCGTTCCCAAACATCCATTCGGGCAGCGTTGGCGACATGTTGGGTTGCGGTGTTGATGACGGTTCCGGCGTGTTGCCGCGATACATCAAGAAAGCCGTCTTTGTATCCTGCCGCCTTTGTGCCGACCGCTTCCCGAATCATTTGTTGAAGCGTCTTCCCTTGTGCCCAACCTTTTTGCACGATGTTTGAAACCCGCATTGCGTCGCGGGTCGGCCATTCGCGAATCATGGTTGCCAGCATTTCACCGGTTGCTTGAACCGGGTTTTCAAGGGCAGCTTGAAGGGCAAGCTTCGCCGTCGGCATGTTGAAGCGCGGGGGGTTTGCCACAATCGAAGCAAGCCCGGTGACTTCAAGCCCGGCGGCGTATTGGGCAAGCGCGGGAAGGTCTTGCGAAAGGAATTCTTCAAGGGCCGGGGCTGTCACTTCCACCATTGCCGACCGAAGGCCAATCAACGCCTTTTGAAGTTCCTTGCGGTCCAATTCTTGAAGGTTTTCGACTTCAAGCGCGGCAAGCACGGTTCGCACCCTGCCGCGAAGGGCTTCTTGCGTGCCCTTCCAATTGCGAACGAAGCCCGCTTTCAGGCGTTCAAGATATACTTGTTGCCGGTTGGCAATGTCAATCGGGGTCGCCATACATCAAGCCCCGGCGGGCGCGGGTTGTTGTTTGGCTTGTTGAAGCCGCAATTGTTCGTCGGTTTGCGACTTCAATTCTTGTTGCGCCTTCTTGAAGTCTTCTTCGGCTTGGGCTTCAAGTTGGTCTTTGGCGTCTTCATCGTCAAGGTATGCCCAACCTCCCGTTTTCAGCTTGTCGCGTGCTTCTTCAAAGGTAATCAAATCGGCTTGATACAAGGAAAGAATGCCTTGGGCTTCTTCCGGCGTCATCCGGGCAATTGCAAAGTCGGTATTCAGTTCAAACAAGATTTCTTCTTCCGGCTTGGCAACGGTGATGTTTGCGAACATGGCGCAAAGGCGAAACGCCATTGCATACGCTGCCGACACGTTCTTGCACGCGCTTGCAAGAATGGATGTTTCGGAAGCTTCGTTGATGCCCGCTTCGGTCGCGGTTTGCCGAACTTCGCGCTTTTCGACAAGCTTTGCCCCAAGGGCTTGCATCAACGCTTCTTTTTGGTCCATGGCGTTCTTGGGTTCCGGGTTCGGTGCCATTTGCATCAACCCGGCTTGCCCGCCTTCGGGAAGGGGGATGCACGCCCGCGAACCTAGCATGATTTGCCCCTTCAAGTGACGGTCAACCCATCCGTCGGACAACCCCGAAAGCCAAGGGGTCGGTTGCCCAATCATGTAAGTCAATTCTTCGTAATCGGCTGAATTGCGGTAATGCGCGATATTCAAGTTTGAAATGTCCAACATCAACGGCTTTTCAACTTCGGCGTCATTCGATTCAACGCCGATGAAGGTTCCGGGAATGTCGGTCAGGGGTTGCCCGTCGCCGCCCAAGGGTTGAAGCCTTTCGACAATCTGAAAGCCGCCGTTGCCGGGCCGGTGCAATTCCTGCCAATACCGACCTTCAATCAGGCGAAGAACCCGGTATTGCCAATCAAATTCAGCTTCAAAGCCGTCATCTTTCTTGATGTATTTTTCACGGATGACAACAAGCGCAAGCTTCGATTTGGCACCGTGCGGGACAAGCCGCCAGTTGATGACGTTCCGGGGGTCAACAAGAATGACCTTCGGGCGAATGCCGCCTTCTTCGGCTTGGGCGACGCTGACCGGGCCAACCGTCTTCGGGTAATCCACCCAAACGAAGGCGCGGGACATTGCCACAATCAAGGCAAGGGCTTTCTTGGATTGTTGGACCGCCGACACGCCGCCGCCGTCAATGTCATCAAGCCAAGGGGTCATTTGGTCGGGAACGGTCGGCACGGGGTCAACGGCGAAGCATTGGCCGACAAGGTTTCCGACGGTGCGGGCGGTGACATTATGGAAAACGGCCCGCTTCTTGTATGCTTTATACCGGGCGGCGTTTTCGTCGCTTGTGTCTTCCGGGTTCGGTTGCAGAAGATACCGCACGCCTTCAAGCTTGATGCGCCGTTGCCCTTCGATGCAATGCGCGATTTGTTCCCAATCGCGTTCAACCGCGCAAAATTCCGGGTGTTTGCTGTCAACTGGCATGATGTTTGATGTTTGATGTTTACTTGGCGAAGCGCGTTTTGATTCCCTTTGTCACCTTGCGCGAAGCATCAAGAACCCGATACCGAAGTTCATCTTGCAAATGGTCTTCGGTTTCCGTGTCAACATCGTCGGGGTTGTCTTCATCGCGGGGCGTGTCTGGCAAGAACTTTCTGGCGTATTTGCAAGATTTTGTCACGAATAAACCCGGCCCTTCCCCGGTGACGGCGTTTTTCAACATGTCCCGAATCAGTTGCCAACCGTTGATTCGGCTTCCGGGCGACTTGTCGGCGGGAATCCATCCAATGCCTTCTTCGGCCATTTTAGCCCCAATGGTCGCAACGTCTTTTTCGCGAACTTGGAAAATCTGACCGTCGGCGGGGCCATCGGCGGGAATCTTGGAAATGACCTTGCGTTTCAACATGTTCATTTCCCTTTCCATGATGCCCGCCGCGATTTCCGGCCCGGACATGCGCAAGCCGTCATTGATACCCCCGGAAGTTCCATACCATTCCGCAAACCTGATTATTGAACCCCGGCGCGGGGTCCATTTCGTGCCATCGTTCAAGGTGACGGTTTCGCCGTTGGCGACCGCATACCAACCGACGGAAAAGGGGTGCGAACTGCCCCAATCGAAAGCCCGGTCAACAAACCAATCTTTCGGAATCGGGAAATCATCAACAACGTGAACATGTTCTTTGTAAATATCATTAAACATGCCCCCGGCCCGAATGTTCCAATCGCCAAGAAGCCAAGCCTTCCGGCGTTCGGGGTCGGCTTCGTTTTCAAGGCTGGCGATGTATTCGGGTGCAAGGTAAATGTTTTCTTTGTATGTCCCAAAAAGCCGCACCTTCGTTCGGGTGACGTTTTCGCGTTGCTTGGTTCGGGGGTTGAAGATGTTTGTTTCATTCTTGACGATTTGGCCGGGGTCGCCAGCGTCAACAAATTCGTCTTTGACCCAAGCATGGCCCGGCCCCCAAGGGTTCGTTGTCGAAAAGATTTGAAGGGGCAGTTCGGGCAGGGGCTTCTTGTCCGGGGTCAGGTATTCGCCCGTTTTGGGGTCGCGGGGCGTATGCTTTTCGGGCAAGAAGCCCGACCGGTTGCAAGACTTCATAAGGTCATACAACTTGCGATTCGGGTATTTGGTCAATTCGTTCCATCCAATCCAAGGGAATTCTTGGCCGTGAAATTTCAGATAGTCGCTTTCACGCTTGATTTGCCGGAAGAACAAGACTTCACCGGTTGGCCATCGCCAAAAGTATTGACCCTTTGACCGCTTGAATTCGGCACCGTCGGCGAAGGAAAAGAAATGCTTTTCGGATTTGGCAATAATATCGTCAAGGTTCTTGTATTCGCGGTCAAATATGATGCCCCGAAGATGTTCGCCGTATCCCAAGCCGACCATGGACCTGAAACGCATCAATTGGGCGTCGGTCTTGCCCGGCCCCCGGCTTCCATCGTAAAGAACTTCATTGCAAGGGCAGGTGACGGCAAGGCTTTGACTTCCGGGGATGGCTTCCCAAGTGATTTCAACTTCTTCGCCCCCGATGACTTTCCGGTTTGTGTTCATCAAACATCAATGACCGTTGAAGCCTTCAAAGCCTTTTGCGAAGCGCGGGCGTGTTGTTCCCAATCAACAATTTCTTCGGCAACATACATGATGCGCCGAACAACTTGCGGTTTGTCATCGGTCGGCTTCTTGTCCAACATGCCGGTTGCCTTCGCCAGCGTGTTCAAGGCACCGATGCGCGTTGACGCCGACGTTGACCCGAAAACATCCGGGGCGTTCGCTTCTTGCCACAATCGGGCGGCGATTTGGCCGACGGTGACAACCGTTTCAAGGGTCGCGGCCCGCTGAATTTCGGCAAGGTAAAGTTGCGCGAAGGCGTTCCCAAGAAGGATTTTGGCCGTGCTTCCCGCCGTGCCTTCGGGGTATCCCATCCGAAGCGCGGCGTTGGTCGGGTTGTAATCGCGAACGTATTGATTGATGAAAGCCCGATGCCGGGCGACTTCATCCGGCGGCATGTTGAACTTGATTGCGAATTCGTCGGAAGTTATATCGGGATTTTCCGCCTTGACCGTTTGAAGGAATGCCGAATTCGCGACGGGGCTTTTTGCCTGCCCCTTCGTTCTTGATGCGCGTTTCTTCGGCGGGTTCGGCTTGGGGGGTTTCGTTGGTTCCTTGGCCCCCTTCCGCTGCCCCCGCTTTGCCGTTGCGGTTGCCATATATGGCACCCTTACCCCGGAAACCATACAACCGGCAAGCCCTTTTATTCGGGGGCCATGTAAGCAAGGATGACGGCGCGGGCGGCTTTCCACCCTTCGCAAACCGCCCAACCGAACCCGTCGGCTTGAACTTGTTTGCCGAATGCCAGTTGTTCCGGGCTGACCGTGCCCCGCTTCTTCTTGGGCAGGTTTTCAGGGTGCGCCGGGTCAATCTTCAATTCAAGGTAAAGCCCGAAGCAACCCTTGCGGGCCAAGGGCAAGAAAATGTCGGCAACCCCCTTTTGGCTTCCCGATTGCTTGGCGCGTGCGCCCCGGATGGCGGCGGTTTTCTTGTCGCCGTCATTCCCCGCGTTGTTGTAATTCGCATACATCTTGCAACGCTTGGTTTCGGGGTTGTAAAGGTCGGGCATCGCTTCGCGGGCTTCGCGGGAATTCAGCCAACAAAAAAGCGCGGTTTGTTCGCCGAATTCCAAACCGGACTTGCAACAATCTTCGGGGGTCATGGCTTGCGTGTTTGATGTATATGAATGAAGCCTTCCCGTTCAAGTTGGTCAATCCATTCCTTGACCCCTTCAAGCGTCGGGCGGCAGGTTCCGGCCCCAACGAACCGACCGCCCCTTGCGCGGCAGGATTTGGCACGCTGGCGAATCAAAACGCCCTTGTAATGGCAAAGGTCTTCCCAACGGGCTTTCATGACAAGGGCGGGCCAAAAACGCGGGTGCATTCCTTTTCATGGCATTCAAAGGAACAAAATTCATTCCATTCCGGTTTCCATGTCCAACCGAACCAAAGGCTTTTGCCGCCGTCGGGTTCGTTGCGGGTCATGAAGTTCAAGCGGGGCAAGCCTGCCCAATACCAACGATTGCATTCAAAGCAACGGCGAAGCGGGTTCATGTCAGTTCAAGGGCACGGGTTGAAGTGATTTGATGTATTCGATTGCTTCGGCTTCTTCGGGGGTCAGTTCGCGGAAGCGTTGCGGGGCAAAGCCGCATTCGCCCCATTGCTTGCGGTGCGGGGCTGGCGGGTTGACGATTTCAACAAGCAACACGGCGCACGTTTCCGCGCCTGACCATTCTTGCGCCGGTATAATGTCCCGCACGGTATAAACGCGACCTTCGGCGGGAAGATGTTTCATGTAATTCAAGACGGCACGCGGGAAGGTGCCATCAATGCAAGCGACTTTTTGGCCGGGTTCAAACATGTTTGCGGGTGAAGGTTTCGCGCCAAGCTTCAAATTCGGCGCGTTCGGCTTCGTATGCGGCAGGATTGGCCGAAAGCCAAGCCATTTCTTCGGGAGTGACGCGGGCGACCGCACGCAAGACCCCATCCGACCGCCAAAACCCCATTTGCCAAGGTTCGGGCCAAATGTCGGGGATGGGATGGCTTGGGATGGGGAAAGGGTGCAAGGCAAGCCCGGTGTATTCGCAAACGCGGTCAGGGTGAAAGGATGACCCAAGGGCACGCATCACCCATGTTGTTTGTTCGGGCCATTTGCGACGGCTTTTCATTCTTCAAACATCTTTGAAAGTTTCAACGGCAACCATTTTTCGGCAACTTCCGGGTGATTGAAAATTTCGGCAGCATCGGCGAAAGCTTCGCCCGCGTCATACCCCCTTTCATACGATTTGCCGAATTCAGGCCGAATGCCCGGAAGGTGCGCCGTTGGGTCGGGGTATGGAACTTCCCGGCGTCGCAAGCCATCAATGAAGCCCCGCAAATTGTCAGGGTCAGGCGGCTTGCCGGGGTCCATGTCGGCAAGCCGTGCGAAGGCTTTTGCCGCGCCTTGCGCCCAAAGAAGGGCAAGGCGCGTCGGGTCGCGGTCAGGTTTTACAACTGGCATGATGTTTATTCGTGAAAGAATTTGATGCGTTCATCAACGCGCCCGTCGGCTTTGAAATGTTGAAGGGATTTGGTCAGCCCGGCACGGGCCGCGCCTTTCGTGCGGTATCCGTAAAGTTCCCCTTCAACGGTTTGGTATTGGGGGAAATTCTTCCCGTAAAAGCAAAGCGTCACCTTGTAATTGATTGTGAAGGTTTTGCCTTCGGCGCGGGCGGATTGAATGCGGCGGGCGGTTGCGGTTGCGTTGGACATGCGCGAAAGATGTATGAAAAAACCGACCTTGCCAAGAAAAATCTTCAAACATCATTGAAAAAGTTTTTCAGGCAAGACCCTTCAACCATGTTTGAACTTCGGCTTGCAACGCGGCGACCTTTTCAGGGTTGGCGGCGCAATAGCAAGCATCCCCGTTTTTCATGACGCTTGCGCCGGTCAAATTGCCCTTGGCGTCATACCAATCAATCAGCCATCCGGCCCCGTGTTGCGACAATCGGGGGCAACCCCAATTCGGCGCGTTGGTTTCGGGGTCAATGCTTTCAAAGTTCATACATCATTGAAGCGGGCGATTGCAAAGCAGAAACCGGCACGGCAGGCGAACCAAAGCCCCAAGAAGGGGATTGCCAGCCAAAGCGACCAATGACCTTCAACGGCGACGTTGCCAAGCATCACGGCCATTGTGACGCCAGCGGCGACAAGGTTGAAGGTTGATTTGCGGTAATGGGTCCGGGCTTTCAAGCGGCGTTCCCAAGGGTGAACGTATTTCTTCATGACGGCGAAGGTTGAATTGATGTTTGCCGATGGGTCAAGCGCGAAATGTCCAATGCCTTCCACAATCCGGGCAAGTTCCGATTTCGCCGGGTTGGGGTGGATTGCTGACAAAGAAGGAAATGATTTGCCCGGTTTCCCATGACGCGGAAACTTGAATCTTCCGTTCAATCTTCAAACGTCTTCGGCTTCCACAAGTGCAAGACGCATTCGGGCCAACTTCAACCGGCGGCGCGGCGGCGTGCGAATCGTCATCTTCCAACATCTTCGCAAGTTCTTCTTCCCGGCTTGGTTCGCCGCGTTGATGCCTGATTGAATCGGCGACCAACCCAAGCGCAACAATCAACGAATCCGCTTCAACCGTGAACCGGCTTTCATCTTTTCCGTTGTCCACTGTCACGCATGCGAAGCCCGCGTTGTCGAATTCATCACCGGGCAACAAATCAATTTCAATCCCGCCAAATCCTTTTGCCGTGATTTCCTGAATCAGTTCCCCAATTTCCTTTTCAATGTCGGTTTTCATGTTTTTTGAATCAAATTCGGGTTTTTAACCATTTTAACCTAGCCCCGAAAATAGGTTAATTTCGTAAATCGTTGAAAATGAATGAATTCTAAATAATTATTAACCTATTAACCTATTTAACCAACTTTGGGGGAAAAATTGGCTTCGCGTTCCGCGTGCGCGTGCGCGTGAAACCTGCCCGCGTATGGATTTGTTTGGGTCATTTTCTAGGAAATCAGGTTAAAAGGTTAATTTCAAGTCACAAGTCACTGATTTTCAATGACTTACAAAATTAACCATGCTGGTTAATGCGGGTTTAATAGGTTAAAAAATTAACCAGCGGGCCGGATTTTGCGCCATTTCCTGAATTCTTCGGGCGGAATTGGAACCGGTGAACCGTTCGGATTCGTGAAATGGACCTTTGCGCCGGTCGCGCTTTCGGTGCCAACGTAAACCTTGAAAGTTCGCTTCGGGTCGGGTCTTTGGTATTTTCCGATGAATCTTGCGTTTTGAATGCTCATTTGTGGCAATGGGTTGAATTCAGCGTTTGAAGGTCGCAAGCCATTTGTTGCGGGTGTTGTTCCATTTCCTGACCTTCCGCCAGTTGGCGCGGCGTTTCCCGTGCAATTGGCGGTTGATGTTGGTTTGCGCCCGGCAAATCTTGTCAAAGGCGCGGTTCCGGTGCGGCTTGGCAAAGACCTTCCCCAAAGCTTGAAAGGCTTGGGCGGTGTTTGCTGCCGCCTTCGCGATTCCTTCAAAGGCGTTCTTGATGTTTGCGGGCGTTGTCTTGAATTCAAGAAATTGCCCGGCGGGCGTGATGGCGTCAACGGTCGGTTTCATTGTTGTTTGTTGGTTGCGGTTTCGTATTTGAATTCTTGGCGTTCAATCACGCCGCCCCGTTGCAAGGCTTCCATGCGCCAAAATTCGGGCAGCGTTTCACCGGGAATAACCTTGACGATGAAGCCGGGCGCGTGCCCGTGGAACTTCCATGAAGGCGCGTCGGGCCAAAGCCAAGCGGCGCGGTTGGTCGGCGCGTTGCGTAGGATATGAAGAAGCGTCGCGTTGTCCGGGTCGGAACAATACACGAAAACGAACGGGGCGGGCTTCTTTGATTCAAGCGCGACTTCCGCGCCGTGATTGGTTCTTGTCTTCATTTTTGTTTGTGGCTTTGGGGTCAGTTGCGGCGATTGATTGGGCGCGTGTCAACAATCGAAATGATTGCGGCTTTTGAGTATTGCAAACGCGGGTTGCCTGAATAGGTGTAAAGCTTGAATGAAATTCGGGTGACTTGAAATCCGCAAAAGTCGCCGCTTTCGCCGATGGCAAGCTTTGGAAATCCGACAAGGTGATTTGTATGTTTCATGATGTTTGTTTTTTGTTGGGCGGGGGATTGAACCCCGCCGGGTTGAAGATTCAGGCGACGATTGAAAAGGCGTTGCGGCGTTGAACGGCGGTCAGTTCCTTCATGATTTGTTCATGGGTCATCGCCCGAAGCATTTCCGGGGTGAAGCCCGCACCGAAAAGGGTTTCAATTGCGGCTTGCGCTGCCGCTTGGGCGGCTTCGGTCGGGTCAGCCTTCACCGGGGCAGCGGTCGGGGCTTCCGGGGCCGTAGGGGCGACGCCATCGGCGGGGATTGCCACAATGAACCGACCGCAACAATTGGAAACTTCAATCCCGGTCATGCCGTTTTCATTGAACGGGCGGAAGTAATCGCGGGAAGAACCAACAAG